CCCCTTAAACAATTACTTTAGCTCTTTACCAGGAACGACCCAGCCACGCATTAACGCTATTGGTGGACAGTTTGCAACATTAGGAGTTAGTGCCGGTACCAGCCTAACCAATGGAATCCAGCCAGCTTTTAATGCGATACCCGAAGTTGCAGAAAAAACTGTGGGTAAAGGCATTCCTGGAATTTTTGGAAAAGCCACTATAGCTTCGATCAAGTCACTTATGCTTATTACTAAATTCTTTATAAACATGAGTGAAATGCTTGGCAAGACTTTATTTTCTGACATTAGCTTCGCGTTTGCCAGGTCTGCGGGAGCCGCCCTAAACTCCTTGCTGCAAATTCGGCAATCGGGACAATCGATTTCCGGAGACCTTGGGAGATTCTTTGGGGATGCTGGAAAGACCTTTGCTTCAAACTTTAAATCAGCTTTTAGGAAGCTTCTCGATGACTTGGCAAAAGTTAGGGTAGATAACAAGCCACTCAGCATTAATAGGGCAGGGTTTAATCTAGGAGGACTGGTTCCCGGTACGGGAATTTCCGACAGCGTTCCGGCAATGCTGACACCTGGAGAGTTTGTAGTTAAAAGAGATTCTGTCAGGAAGTATGGATTAGGAGTTTTGGAAAATCTTAACAATCAAAAAGTAGAAATGCCCAAGCTTCAGTCTCCGACATTTGACAGCATGGATAGTCAGCAATCTTATTCCCCTCAAGGCACCTCTGTAAACTCTAGTTCGGTGTATAATAGTAACTACAGCATTAGCGTTAACGTAAAATCTGACTCCAATCCAGATCAGATAGCCAGAACGGTAATTGATCAAATTAAGAGAGTAGACTCTCAAAGAATTAGGGGAAATAGGTTCTAATGGCTACAGAAAATTACATGGCAGGTCGTAAGCAGTACAAGAGGCCGCAGGCTTTACTTTTTGCCAACAACTCGGGGTATCTATCGGAAGACACCGGTGCTCGAATTCCAGAGGGAAACGAGTTCGAAGACTTTATTATTATTTCAGATGACAACAGGGCCGCCATTGATATTCAGATAGAAAGAATTGAAAATAAACAAAGAACAGTAAACGGAAGAATGCGCTCTTACCATATTGCAGATAAGATAAACATATCTACAAACTGGGAAAACTTTCCTTCCAGAGCCTTTAGTGTCGTACCAACTTTCGCTACCGGCGGTGCAGAGCCGGGGGAAATAAACAACCTAGTAACCTCCACAAACGTTAAGGGGACGGTAAGACCGGTAAAGTCTTCTGGGTCCCCATTCTTTAAGGATCAACAATACACCTCTGATGGTGGTGCGGGTGGAGCAGATCTGCTAGAATGGTATAGAAACAATCAAGGATCTTTTTGGATCTACTTGTCCTACGATAATCATTACAACTTAGGAAACGAAAGAGATAGACTTAGAGAATACTCAGAAATTGTTGAGGTGTTTTTTAATTCATTTGATTATAGTGTGCAAAAACGTGGTGGTGACAACCATGATCTTTGGACTGTTTCCCTATCCCTAGCAGAGGTTTAAATGTTTTCTAACGACGAGCTTAAAGAGCACCTAGAAACTTCTTCTGTTATTAGATTAAACTCTTGTGTTATTGCAGAGTGGAATATGAACATTGCAGAAAACATTCTTAAACTTGGCAATTATCGATACCGCCCAAATGATCTAGCAAGCCCAGAGTATAACTTTATATCTCAATCGTTTAGTATTAACGACGAGGTAAATAACTTTTACACAGGAGCAACAGATGCCGATGTCGTTGTTGATGGAGGAATCGATGACGAGGGGATCCCCCTTGTTTTTATATCTAAAAAGCAAAAAGAAAAACTCTTGTACTCTTTGGAGGACTGCTTCGGAAGGTTTAGGCCTCGTTCAGGGATTAACAAGCTAAGGTTTTTTGATAACAAGTTCTCCCACTTTTCTAATATAGACATGGCCCAAAGGCCCCGATACTATATGTCAGATAAGTCAGATCAGTTTAAGTATTGGACATCTTACAGAACAGAAAACGGTATTGAGCGTGGGGTTGCTAACATTAATTTAAATGATCAAAACTTTATCCAGGATACCGCCCCGTTCGTAACATACAAAAAAGCTGTCCCCGCAAACAGGATAGTCATAAAGATGCAAACAAATGTTGGAGACCTAGACCTTGGCCCATTCATTAAAGATAACTCTATTGTCCCAGATCCATTCTTTGGACAAGAAAACAAGACGGTTCCAACAAGGTGGAAGGTTCAGTATCTAGGAGAAAATGACACTTGGCTAGACGCCGCCGCTTTTGATGAAAACTCTGTTAGAGCCAACGGTTTGCCAATTGTTGGTGCGGATGGATACGTTGAGTTGTTCTATGGATTAAATATTCCAGAAAATCTTAAAGAAAGTTTTAATTATACGGGAGAAGTTTCTGTCGCAAACTTTTTGCCAAGCCCAGTAGATATGCCAAATGGTACGGCCTATTTAGTAAAACAAAATGAACAAGATCCCGGGACTATCCACGTTGTGGTCAACGATCCATCAATGGCCACAGGTATCTATACAACCTTCCCGGCCTCGTATGGGTGGTCCGTTGGGGACGAGGATGTCTCCTCTGCCACGCAATTCGTAAAAGAGCTAGTTTCACCAGCTCCTTTTACAAGCCCCGCAACGCAGGGTATCGAGTACCGGGAATTTAAATACATCAAAGGATTAAGGCTAGTCGTAGACACAATGAATGTCTTTGACTCAACCCTTGACCTTATCGAGCTTTCCCCCAGGCTGTCCGTGGATCTTTCAGATAGAGTGCTTGATTTTAACATTACACGGTCGGCATCAGATCTTGGGATTAGCGGTCTTCCTATTGGGCAGCTGTTAGCATCAGTAGGTGGCGTAAACATCTTTGATTTTGACCAGGCATTCTTTGAACAAAACACCGATAGCCTTGTGTCAAGCTATACTGCTCAAAATATTCAGGTTAAGTTTTACGAAATCGTAAAAGAGGTTAACGGAAAAGACTTCTACATTCCAATTAAGACAATGTACTCAGAAGGCTTCCCCTCCATTAGTGCCCCAAACAGGCAGGTGTCCCTGCAGCTACGGGATTTGTTTTTTTATTTTGAGTCTACCACAGCACCTCAAATACTTGTTCCAAATGTATCTTTAAGCTATGCCATATCTTTGCTACTAGACTCTATTGGATTTTCTAATTATGTGTTTTTAAGAAATCCGACGGAAGACGAAGAGATTATCCCGTTTTTCTTTATTGCTCCAGATCAAACTATTGCAGCTATATTAAATAACCTAGCAACATCAACACAAACCGCAATGTTCTTTGACGAATTTAATAATTTTATCTGCATGAGCAAGGGATACATTCTCCCAACAGAAGAAGAGAGGCCAACCGATTTAGTCTTGCGTGGATCTAAAGATTCTGAAAAAGACGGAGCGCTGGCAAACAAGGGTACATCGGATAAGCTGTCAAACATTCTGGACATATCTTTTACAGATAATAAAATTTTTAACAATGGCAAAATTAGTTATATCAACAGATCAATTCAAAAATCTTACGGAACTATTCGTCAAGCCAGCCTAATAGATAGAGAGAAGACATGGATCTACAAACCCGTGCTCCTCTGGGAGGTTGCGGGAGAAGACAACACGAGGTCTAGCAATGAAGAAATCCAGCAGCAAACAGCATACGCCCTTACAGCGATTCCTCTAAATTCAGATCTTGGAATCGAGATTCCCGTTGTAGAAAATCACCAGGTAGTGAATAACGTTATTGACTTCGGTGATGGAGTTTATTGGACCGCAAGATATAATGGCTACTTCTTTGCTAACGGGGAGATCCTTAGGTATGATGCCGTACAGTTTAGCATTCCAGGCTTAAGTCAGGCAGACGCTGACTTTGCCGATTCAGATGGGGGTAACGTTTGGATCACAAGCACAGCAGAATATCAAAAATACTTTGCAAAAATTCCATTTAATGGAAAGCTTTATCCTACAGGATTGGTAAGAATATATTCAGAGCCACATTTTGAAATTGTTGGTGGAAGAACTAGGAGAAGGAACGGGGTAGTTGCAAAACACGGCAGGGGGCAATTTGGGACAGAGGTTGTAAGCCACGCCTCAGGGCTAGATGGTTATTGGACCAACATGGAAAATAGATCTGGTCTAAAGATGGACTTTCGTTTCCTGTCAAGGCAGCAGATTAACAGGGTTAGGTACGAAGAGGTAACCCTGGAGTCTAATGACGGCTTCGCTGTAATCAACGTATCCGATGCAACATTGGCCAAAGTTGGGGACTATATATTTAGGGAATACGATGGAGAGGACGAAGACGGAGGATCCCCAACCTTTAACCTGATACCGCAAAAAACAAGAATTTCTAGCATAGACCCAGGAAATAACAGGCTAACTCTTAATAAAACAATAACAGATATTTCTGACACAGAGTTTAAGGAAGTTGTCTCACTATTTGGAGTTACTCTTTTGTCAAACAGTGTTAACGCTAGGCTCCAGCTAGATTCTGTTGCGGACATTGCCATAGGGATGTATGTTATTAATGGAAGCGGTGAGCCAGAAAAAAATGTTATTAATCCTAACACAAGAGTTAAACTAATAGATGTTGGTAACAAAATCATCACATTAGACAATGTCCTTACATCCACAGATGTTAATGATAGCTTTCGAGTTGATATAGGAAAAATTTCGCTTAAGTCTGTAGTGCTCGCAGACATAATTCCAGAATCTGAATCCGGTATTGCCGGTAAAGATTTTTCTGTTTATAAAAATTCAAGCGTATCTGGACTTATTAAAAATATATTTGCAACAGAATATACAGAAGAAACCTACCAAGAGCCTACCTACTCCCCCACGGTACAGTCTTCTGCCCTAGTGTTTAAAGGAAACGTTATAGATACTACGGAAGCCCCGAGAAACTTTGTTTCCTATATTCACAAGCCTTTAGAAGATCGGTTCCGTCATTTCGGAACACGGATGAGAATCATAGGCAAAATAGAGAATAGCGAAACTCGTGGACAAATACCAGACGGAGCCAGCACCTATTACACAGTTACAAATACTGAGACCGGACAGGCCCCAGTTCTTGCGGGTGGCGGGGGAGGGTTAGCAATCATGCTAAACCCTAGTAACAACAACGGCTACTACTTTGAAATTGCTGCAATGACAGAAAACGATTTAGAGCAGTACAACGTTGACAATAGTGAGCAAGATGAGTTAGTCGAACAATCCAGCGATTCCATTAACAATGTTTTGTTTTATAAAATTCAAAGAAATGCCGAGCTAGGTTCTGATACAGAGTTGGCAATTCCAGTAAAGCTTTTTGGCGGCATCGGAAGCATCATTGTAGACGACGGAACCTTTGTTGGCCAGTCCAGACTTACTGCGGAAAGCTCTACTACGGTTTATGATCTTGCCGTAGAGTACGAGGATACAGAGGGTGTACGGGTATTTTATCTTTATATAAATAATGTTATAGTTGGAATAGCCAGAGACGAGGACCCCCTCCCAATAGTTAATAACATGGCTCTTTTTGTTCGGGGTAATGCAAAGTGTATGTTTGAAAACGTATACGCCCTTACAGAAAACTATAGTCAAAATACAAAGTTTTCTCTAGGCACCCCCGTTAATTCGGCGTTTGGAAACGTAGACCTTAATGCTCAAAGTTCTTTTCAAAAATATGCAGTTAGTGGGTTGATCCAGTCTACGTATCTCAGCGGTATTAGTGCGGCAGAGCCACCAAGATATAAGATTTACTTCGAAGAGTTTGGAACAATCTTAAGAGAAGCTTCTTACTTTAACATTAGGTATGACAAAGCCTATCCAGCCCTGTCCGCACAGCTTTCTCCAACCTTTAACAGGGTTCAGGGCTTTACTGTAGCAGGGTTTTTTGCAAGCTCCTACGGTGCAGAGTTTCTTGTGTTCAATCACACAGACTCAGTTCTAAACCTTGACTCCACCAGCGGAAACTACTTAAGAATTCAGGGGGTAACCTTTACCCAGCAGTCTACCGACGAGCTTACCGTGGATGACTACTTTCAAAAAAGAGCTAATTTTTCAGACCCAGTTTCTGTAGAAGAAAGCTTTGTCGAGTCACCCATAGACGCTAAAAAATATTATACAGACATTAAGCTCAGTAGACTTACTCAGGGCCTTAGAGAATTTACCCTGGATGCTCCGTACATTCAGACTAGGGACTCCGCTAGCAGAATGATGGATTGGCTAGTCAAAAAAATAATGAAACAAAGAAAGTCTGTAGGAATTTCTGTATTCGGTATGCCAACGATTCAGCTAGGAGACATCATAGAAATAGACTACGACTCTGGAACCGGATTTAATAATGTTGATGACAGGGATAAAAGGTTTGTCGTATATAACATAGAGTATTCTAAAAGTTCGGGGAATCTCACAAGCAACATCTTCTTAACGGAGGTGACCGAGTAATGACTAATATTCGCTCTACCCCAGAAATACCAGAAACAATAAGGAACTCAGCCGTAATAGATTCGTCTATTAAGGTTGCAACCCCAGACCTAATCTTATTTAACGAAGAGGGGATTCCCGTAGAGATAATCACGGATCTCCTCTTCGAGCGGATAGGCGGCCAAGAAATAATAAATATTGCCAGGAATGACATTGTCAATGGACAGCGAATATCCTATAGATTAATTGGGAATACTAGCACCATTCAAAGTCTTTACAACCCCCGTAATATTTTTCAGGTAACGGGAACATCAGAAGAGTTCTTTAAAAACTTTGCCATTAGGTTTGATAGGTATGTTCCAGCAAACGGTACTGCCCCAGCACCCTTCTACATTGGGGAAGAAGGCTCCAATGACTGCTCTGAGCCAAGCCCCTTTCCAGTTCTTAATCGGTATAACGACACAAAGGTTGGATGTTTCAGTTCCTTTAAAGAAGCTCAGGCGTTTATTGAATTGACATACCCAATTCGTGACATTGTTTATAGCGACCCCTCGACAGGAAGCCTTGTGGTAGACGTCATTAATATGACAAAAAATCAAAGGCTACAGATCGAGGTAAAGTCTGATGGGATACTACAAGATGATACAATATACTAGGAGGACTTTTTGATTACTAATACCGGGAAAAACATTTTAGCTAAATATTTAATTGGTCAGACCCAGTCATACGCTTCATACCTGGCTGTTGGGGTTGGTCAAAGGCCACTCGCTGTAGGCCAAAGCTTTCCAAGTTTTGCTACAAAAGAACAGCTTGAGTTTGAGGTACTAAGAACACCGATTACGTCTCGTGGTTTTGTATACGATGAAAATGGAAATCCGAACGTTGTTTTTATTGCAGAGCTTCCCAGTGAGCAAAGATATTCAATTACAGAAATTGGAATTTACCCGGGACGATCTAACCCCGCAGCCGGAGCCCTGGACAGTAGGATGGTTTACTCCTTCGGAGAATCAGAAAACTGGGAGTATCACACAGAAAGCGCCACGCTTCGGGTTGAAAAGATTGTTTCACCGCTAAACTTGGATCAGCCCAGCGGGCAGATTGCCGTGGAAGACGTTGTGTTTAGAACAAACTCAAACAATACCATCTTTAGCGCACCAATTAGAGTTAACTTATTTGAAAGGCCCAGATTTTTAGATACAACGATGATGTTGCGGGGGGACCTTTCGTTTCTAACGCCCAATACAAATACCGGAAGCCTAGAAGTAAACCCTCTAGCCTCCTCTTACGCTGGATCGCATATCCACTTTAACGGCGTAAGCCTGGACTTTGACTCTAACTCTACAGAGGATGAACTTAGATTGGCATTTTCTGTTTTAAGCAAAGAAGACGTTCAGGCAGAAGACGTACAGTCCGTAAGGTTACTGGTCGAGTTTGTAAACGCTGATGTACCCCAGCCTACAAACTTTGCAAAATTTGAGGTAGTCTTAAATGAGTCAGACTCTGAGGTAAACTTCTTAAACAATAGGTACTTTGTTGTTAAAAAGAAGTTTTCTGAACTGGCTAGAAGCTCAAACTTTACCTGGGGCGGGATTAACTCAGTTAGAGTTTATGCCACGGTTCTAGAGATCGGTAGCTCGTTACCCTCAGAAAACTTTTACATTTCTTTGGACGGGCTAAGGTTTGAGAACACGACAATCAAAAGCCCCCTGTATGGTCTAACTGGATATTCCGTTATCAAGACATTAGACGGAAGGCCAATTATCAAAGAGTCCAATGCGTCAACATCGATTGAGTTTAGGTTTGGACTGGGAGTGGAGTAATGGTAACAACTGGTCCACAAAAAGGATTTTTTCCAGAGGCGGATCTTCCCGCACTGAGCTTATTCAAAGACTACAGCTTCGGGTATGAAGTAAGGTACAGAGTTGTTTCAGAAGACAGCAATACCTTCTCTCACTATTCACCATTTCATACCGTAAAGCCAAACTATATTTTTGAGAGGCCCGAGGGTAGAGCACTAGATGAAATTTCTGTAGCTCGTCCAACAAGAAGCCCCTACGTTAATATTGCTTGGCCCTCCATATCTATCCTCGATAGGGTTTCTAGAAGTTTAATAAAAGTAGCAGACCAATATGACGTTTGGCTTCGGTGGGACGTTGACGAAGCTAACGCAAATTGGGTAAAGGCAGAGCGGGTTGATGGAAATCAGGTAGGGTTGGTTCTTCCAAAATCGTATGACCTGGTTATTAGCGGCGGAGCTTTCGTAAACGTTGCGTCAACACCCACACGATTGTCTGTAGAAATATACATCAGGGCAAACCCTCAAAGTCGAGGAGGGTCTTCTCTTTTAGTTTATAAGCTAGATAACGAGGACATCTCCGACCCGTCACAACCACCACCCAACTAATGGTATACTGTTATAGGAGAAAATATGTCTAGAGTACCACTACCTGAGCGAGGCCAGCCACTGGACCTTGCCTATATCTATCAGCTAGCTAACGCAGTCAACGAGCTAGCCGTTCAACTTTCGCCAACCACTGGAAGATACACAAGCATTGATACGGTTTCAGCAGGAACTCAAAGTGTCCGGACTTCAGACGCCAGAATCGTCGGGGGGTACGTTACGGTATCAAACAACTCAATAACCTCCGCAGGTACGGAGGCATCTTTTTCTTACAACTATAGTGATTTTCAATATGTTCCAGTAGTTACTGTTAGTCCAATTCTGATTGGAGAAGCTAACACCGACGCAGGGAAAGATGTAACCGTAGTTTTAACAAGGGTTACTACAAACAGGGTAGAGGGAACTGTTAGATTCAACAGCATTGGAATTGCAGACATTGGCCTAAACCTTATAGCTGTGGGTATCCCCGTATAAAAAATGCCAATGAATCGAGAGGCATATAACTCTGCCCCAGTAATCGTGGGTAGCAGAAAGTTGTGGTTTCTGAACGGAGATCTCGTTAGACATTACCATATCAATAGGTCTAATGGAATCATGTCTGTATATAATGTTACCCAAGACAGACTAGAAAGCTGCCTACTTTCTGACTTTAAGAAAAATAGGGAAAAGGCTTATACCGTCAAAGAGACAGCTGAGCTAATAAGTAGGCACAGGAAGTACCTTCCTACCCTGGTACAAAACGGAATAATCCCCGCACCCGTAGGAGCGCAAAAAGATGGAGTAAGCAAGTTTGGGCTATGGTCCTACTACTCAGCGTCAAAGGTCATGGAAATCCGTGACATCCTGGCTTCATTTCATGTAGGGCGTCCCAGGAAAGACGGGCTAATTACTAACGACATAACTCCTACAAAACAGGAGTTGACACGTCGTATGGGAAGTGGTATCCTTACATATACGAGGTTAGAAAATGGAGACTTTATTCCACTGTGGTTAGAGTCTATTTAATTTAGAGGGGTATGAGATGCAGAATAACGAAACTAAAGTTAACGTTACCTTGGGGTATACGCTAAACCTAGGAAACTTTCAATCACTTAGGATTGACATCGGAGTTGAAGACAGCATTCGTAATGACGAGCATGTAGATGAAGCATTTACTCGTGTGTACGACTTTGTAGAAAAAAAGCTGATCGCAAAGGTTAATGAATCTAAGGCAGAAGTCTCAGAGTAATGGCTGGTAAGCAAGCGAGAATGTCGTTGCTTAGCAGATACGAAAAGCTCTATCGAGAAAAGTATGGGGCTAAGCCAGACCACAACTTAAACAAAGAACAATGGGCGGCAGACATGCTCATTGAGTCTTATGACTTACCCAAATGCTACGATCTATTACAGTACTACTTTGACGTAGCACAAAACCCTAACTGGAAGTACTTTGCTAACTATGCAGACGAAATCTTGAGATCCAGGAAAAGAACACAGCAAGACGAAGACGAAAGAGCAGAGCGCAGGAATCTAGCTAAGGAATGGTTAAATGGATAACGTAGAGGCAAAGGTTCTATCTGCCGTATTAAAAGATAAACAGATTCACGTTTTGCTACAGGCTAACGCAGAAAATCTATTCAAAACTCATACAGACATTTGGGAGTTTGTTCGGAGGTATACAGAAAACAATGGAGAGCTTCCTCCTATTACATTAGTTTCAGATAACTTTAAAGACTTTGTATTCTTGCAAGACGTTGGGGCAACAAAGCACCACCTAGAAGAGCTTCAGGCTACGTATCTAAGCGATAATCTTAAAGAGATTCTTAGGGATGCAGCTACAGGGGTTCAGGGTGGCCAGGGGGCTTCGGTACTTGAGGGGCTTATCTCTAAAACCTCAGAGCTTAAAAAGAATACGGCAATGGTGAGAGACATCGATGCCACAGACCTTGAAAGCGCACTCCTATATTTTGAGAACGTTCAAAAGCAAAAAGCTTTGGGGATGTTGGGAATTAAGACCGGACTTCCTGGATTTGATAACTACCTTCCTTCGGGAATTATGCCTGGACAGCTTGGGGTATTTTTAGCTTATCCTGGAATTGGAAAGTCTTGGCTTTCTCTATACTTTGCAGTTCAGGCCTGGAAGCAGGGGAAGTCCCCCCTTGTTGTAAGCCTTGAGATGTCTGAAACCGAGGTTCGGAATCGAGTATTTACTATTATGGGCGAAGGTCTTTGGTCACACCGAAAGCTCAGCAGTGGCGACGTCGATCTAGATGACCTAAAAAGATGGCATGCCGGACACATCAAAGACAAGCCACCCTTTAAGATAATCTCGAATGACTCCGGTGGAGAAATTAACCCATCTGTTCTTCGAGGAAAGATTGATCAGTATAAGCCAGACTTTGTAATCGTTGATTATCTGCAGCTCATGAGCCCAAACCAAAAGTCTGAAAACGAAACGGTACGTATGAAAAACCTTTCACGTGAGCTAAAGCTTATGGCTAACGCAGAAGAGGTTCCCATTATCGCCATTTCCTCTGCAACACCAGATGACGTTACCAAGCTAGACACCGTTCCAACCCTGGGGCAAACAGCCTGGAGTCGTCAGATAGCCTATGACGCCGATTGGGTTTTGGCCCTTGGTCGTGGAGCAAATAGCGATGTCATCGAGTGCGTTTTCCGTAAAAACCGTAATGGATTTATGGGGGAATTTATGGTCCAGGCCGACTTTGATAAGGGCTGGTACAAGTACAAAGATCTTGAAGATATGTAGTTATAATTAAATATGACAACCTTACACCACAAACCAATAAAAAAGTTTGGGATTAGCGGACAAATATCCAGCGACTACGACCTGGTGAGGCTGAGGTTTGAGTATGATAAGCTAATATTGTTACAGATGAAGTTGTCTGGGTATGTCCCCAGATTAGATATTGACACAGACTTCACTTTGTCGTATAATAGTAAAGGTAACTACTTCGAGTTTGAACTATCAATATATGGAATATACGTAGGAAAGAAAAAAAGCCAATGCATAATGGGAATACAAGGAAACCAAGTTCTGTACTTACCCCAGAACAAACAAAAAGAATCCTTGTCGGAATCGGCGTAGAGATAACCGGCGAAGTAGACTCTGACTATATAGTCTTTTGCCCTTTTCATGGAAACTACAGGACTCCCGCTGGAGAAGTAGACAAGTACAGCGGCACCTTTTATTGCTTTTCTTGCCAGCATGTCTCAAACATCTACGAGTTTGTTATGTTCGTTGCAAAGAAAACATACTTTGAGTCAGCTAGGTACATTAAGCAAAACGAGATAGAGTCTGACCTAAGACATGAAATTGTCAGCAAGCTAATCGAGAAGCCGGATTACCACGAGTTTGACCAGTCTGTAGTTACAAGGCTAGCCCTAGACTCCCTGGCCTCAGACAGGGCCCTTGCATACTTTAACGGTAGAAGCATTCATGTAGACTCAATGAATAAGTTTTCTTTGGGATACTCTTCATCTAGAGACATGGTTACCGTGCCAATACATTCTCCAGACGGAATCTTAGTTGGCTTTGTCGGGCGATCTGTGGAGGGCAAAGATTTTAAGAATACCCCAGGACTGCCCAAGAGCAAGGTTCTATTCAACTTACACAGAATAAAGTCTTCCAGTAAAGTTTTTGTCGTTGAGTCATCCTTTGACGTCATCCGGCTAGACCAGGTCGGACTACCAGCCGTTGCAACTTTGGGGGCAAACGTATCAAATATACAAGTAGATCTTCTTCGTAAATACTTTAACAACATATATGTTGTTGCAGATAATGACGAAGCTGGCGGGAACATGAAAGACCGACTCCTTGAAAAGATTGGTCCAAGAGTTTCCGTATTAAAACTAGATGGTCAATATAAAGATATTGGAGACATGGACGATGACGCCATAAGGAATATCGACGTGAGCTTTGACAAATCTATAATGGCTATGCTACAATAAACAAACACAATATAACAAGGAGAAAAACACATGAGCGTAATTAAGGGATTAGCAAACATCAACGCCCTGCTCGACAAACCACGGTACGACGAAAACAAACCAAGAGTAAACTGGCTAAAGCTAGCTGACGGACAAGCGGTAAAGATTCGCTTTATCGAAGAGCTTGACGAAGAGTCCTCCAGCTACTCAATTGACCGTGGCCTTGCCATGGTTGTAAAAGAGCACACAAATCCCAAAGACTTTAAGCGTCGAGCCGTAGATACTATGGACGATGAAGGAAGAGACTGGGCAGAAGAAATGCACCGAAAAGATCCCAAAGCCGGATGGCGTGGCCGGCTTCGCTTCTACTGCAACGTTTTGGTTAACGATGGGGTCCAGGACCCCTACGTTGCCATCTGGGGCATGGGAATTAGCAAGATGTCAGTATTTAATACCATTAGAGAGTATGCCATTGAGACGGGTAGTATTTCAAGTCTTCAGTGGAAACTTAAGAGAAATGGTCAGGGGACTGACACAAGCTACACCCTTATCCCGTCGGCTCCAGATACGGAACCGTTTAGTTGGGAAGGCGTTGAGCCCTATCCTATCGAAATGGCACTGAACAAGATTCCCTACGCCGAGCAGGAAGCTTTTTACCTCGGGTTTGACCAGCAGGGCGGAAGTTCTTCTTCGTCTAGCTCTAACTCGGACTGGTAAGCGGCAGGGATGTCATACGTTGGCTTGCATGTACACACTCACTTTAGCTTGTTCGACGGTATTGCTACTCCGCAGGAGTACGTAGACCGAGCGTCAGAGCTAGGGATGAAGGCTTTGGCAATAACAGACCACGGAAGCCTCTCTGGTCACAGAGAGATGTACCGCGCTGCCAAAGAAAAAGGCATCAAGCCAATACTTGGTGTGGAGGGCTATATAACCGAAGACAGGTTCGATCAGCGCGATCGGGATAGTAGAGAGGGTCCGCTCGACCTAGTTTACAACCATATAGTCCTCCTTGCCAAAAACCAAAAGGGTTTGGAAAATCTCAACAAGCTAAATGAGATCGGCTGGACAGAGGGGTTTTACAAAAAGCCTAGGATTGACTACGAGGTCTTGGCAAAGTACAAGGAAGGCATCATCGTAACTTCTGGATGTCTTAGTGGAACAGTCGCCAAAGCCATTGAGGCGGGGGAGTTTGCAGAAGCAAAGAGGCAAATCGAGTGGCACAAGGAGGTCTTCGGTGACGACTATTACATCGAGGTTATGCCACACAACCCCGCAGAGATTAACCACCAGCTACTGGCCTTGGCAGACGAGTTCGGGGTAAAGCCGGTAGTCACCCCTGACTGCCACCACGCTCACTTAGGACAAAAAGATATCCAGGAAATTAAGCTTATTCTTAATACCTATAGCAACAAGGTACAAAAAGAAGCAACATACGAGAAGTCTAAAAAACACAAAACTCTAAAGGATAGGCTAAACTATCTATACGGAGAGCGACAGATTACGTTCGACAACTTTGACATCCACCTCCTTTCTGATGAAGAGATGCGGGCTCAAATGAGTGCTCAGGGTATCGACAGAGAAGACATGTATGAGTCTACTCATGAAATTTCTGACAAGGTTTCGGACTATAACATTCAAGACCACCTAGACCTGCTTCCGGTTCAATACCAAAAGCCAAACGAAGAGCTTAGAAAACTAGCCCTTGAAGGCCTTGTTGAGCGTGGGCTGGACAGCAACCAGGTCTACCTTGATCGTCTAGAGGAAGAGATGAAGGTCATTGAAGACAAGAACTTCGGTCCCTACTTCCTGGTAGTTCGTAATATGATTGTCTGGGCAAAAAAGCAGGACATTGTAGTAGGCCCAGGGCGAGGATCCTCGGCTGGCTCTCTGCTGTGCTACGCTCTAAACATTACAGACATCGATCCAATTAAGCATGGACTGCTATTCTTTAGGTTCATCAACCCAGAAAGAAATGACTTTCCAGATATCGATACAGACATTCAGGACACTCGTCGTGAAGAGGTAAAAGATTATCTTGTTAAACAATACAGGCACGTGGCATCTATCGCTACCTTCTTGCAGTTTAAAGATAAGGGTGTTGTCCGTGACATCTCTAGAGTTCTCTACATACCCCTGCCAGACGTAAACAAAGTCTTAAAGTTGGTGGACACCTGGGACGAATATTGCACATCTAGGCAGACAGAGTGGTTTAGGGAAAAGTACCCAGAGGTAATGCAGTATGGGGAGCAGTTGCGAGGTAGAATTCGGGGTACAGGAATTCATGCGGCAGGAGTCGTAACTAGCAAGGACCCAATATTTAGACACGCCCCAATGGAAACGAGAAGCTCTCCAGGTGGCGGTGGCCGAATTCCCGTGGTAGCTGTAGACATGGAGGAGGCAGAACGAATTGGACTAATCAAGATCGATGCCTTGGGCCTAAAAACCCTTAGTGTTCTTAAAGACATCCTCGATATCGTGAAAGAGCGCACAGGCAAACAGATTAATCTATTAGATATTGACATGGAAGACAGCAGTGTTTATCAGATGTTGTCAGACGGATATACTAAGGGTGTCTTTCAGTGTGAAGCTACTCCATACACAAACCTACTAATTAAGATGGGGGTCCAAAACTTTGCAGAACTGGCTGCCTCCAACGCCCTTGTACGCCCTGGTGCCATGAACACAATTGGAAAGGTATATCTTGAGCGCAAGCACGGTCGCAAAAAAGTTACCTACTTGCACGATGTGATGAAAACATTTACCTCTGAAACTTTTGGATGTGTTCTTTACCAGGAGCAGGTCATGCAAGCCTGTGTGGAACTTGGAGGAATGTCCATGGCGGATGCAGACAAGGTCCGTAAGATTATTGGTAAAAAGAAAGATGCAAAAGAGTTTGATGTGTTTAAGGATAAGTTCGTGGAGGGTGCCTCAAGGTTTATGGCCCCGAACCTTGCGAAAGATCTTTGGCACGACTTCGAAGCCCACGCTGGGTACTCCTTCAACAAGTCTCATGCTGTAGCGTATTCCACGCTCTCCTACTGGACAGCTTGGCTAAAGCATTACTACCCGCTGGAGTTTATGTTTTCCCTTTTAAAAAATGAAAAAGACAAGGATACTCGAACGGACTATCTTATTGAGGCTAAACGCATGGGTATGACCCTTCGGTTGCCACATGTCAATGATTCAGATTCAGACTTTAAAATCGAGGGTAAAGGAATCAGGTTTGGCCTGACCGCTATCAAATTCGTTTCGGAAAATACAGCTAAGGTTATCATAGAGTCAAGACCCTACTCGTCTTATCAGCAACTGTCCGACGTCTTTGGGCAAAAGGGTAATGGTGTTACAAAAAGGCAGTTAGAGTCTCTTAGAATTACTGGAGCAGCAACGTTTCCAGATAACCCAAGAGACGATAACGAGGTTCGAGAAAACCTTTACGAGTACTTAAACCTGCCAGAGTTTAACATTACCGTACCTTCCCATTACCACGCATTCCTTAGTGACGTAGAAGACTTCGAAGAAAAGGGCTCCTTCATTCTTCTGGGGATGGTCAAGGCCATAAAGCGTGGCAAGGGTTGGTCTAGAATTGAGATCCTAGATAAGACGGGGTCCGTTGGTATCTTTGACGAGGAGCAGACAAGTATTGAGACGGGCAAGACCTATCTTATGCTAGCCAGCGATAACCGAATTGTTTCAGCTATTCCTTCGGATGAAATGAAGGGCAGTAATAATTCTTTAATTAAGTTCTTGAACTACAGGCAGCTGCCATTCGCAGAGGGAGAAATGTTTGTCGTTTCTTTTAAGCCCCGAATGACTAAGGCAGGCAAGAAGATGGCAACCCTAACCTTAGCAGATTTGTCCAGGGACTTACACTCAGTCTTGGTGTTTCCCACAGCGTTTGCAAAGGCTTACATGAAGATACAAGAAGGAAGCGCTTACAAGTTTTCCCTTGGAAAAACAAAAGATGGAACAGTTATATTGGAGGATATACATGCTTGACGATCTAGCAAAAGAGTTACACCAAACAGCAATAGAAAAAGGATTCTGGAACCACGAGGTAGACGACATGTTCTTTGGAAAGCAATGTATGATGATTGTTTCTGAAGTTACAGAGGTTATGGAAGCCGTTCGTAAAGACCGAGGTAGCGAAGAGGTTGTAAAAGAGTTTGCGGATATCATTATTCGCACCCTGGATCTCTGGGCGGGACTAAGAGAGCACGGATTTATCGAACATTCCCTAGATGAAATGCTTGAAGAAAAAAGGCAGTATAACAAGACAAGACCAGAAAGGCACGGTGTTCGATTTTGAGCAATGTAACATTAGAACAGGCCCTAGCACTGCTAGATCCTAAGATTAGAAAAAAGATTGGCCCAGCCGTTGGTATTAAGACAGAGTTTCAGCCAACACCTAGCCCAGGACTTAACAAGGCTTTGGGCGGTGGATTCCCCTATGGAAGGCAGGTCCTCCTGTGGGGCAGCAAGTCAAGTGCCAAGTCATCCTTGTGCCTACAGACTATTGGTCTAGCACAAAAAGAAGGAAAGCTCTGTGCATGGGTAGATGCTGAGATGTCCTACGACGAGGAGTGGGCAAAAAAGCTTGGAGTGGACACGACGCAGCTTATTTACTCAGAAGCTAGAAGCATTAATGACATGGTTGATGTTTCCGTAGCTTTGCTACATGCTGGAGTAGACATGATTGTTATTGACAGCATCAGCTCCTTGCTACCAGCGGTGTACTTTGAAAAAGATTCAAGCGAGCTAAAGTCTCTAGACCAGACTAAGCAAATTGGGGCGGAGTCCAAAGACCTAAAACACGCATGGCTAATGATTAACTATGCAAACAACAAAGAGAAGCCGGCACTAATTGTGGCAATCTCTCAGGCAAGGAATAACATCACAGCTATGTACACCCAGTCTGTACCCACGGGGGGATTGGCTACTCAGTTTATGTCTTCCACTATCGTAAAGCTGTTTTCTTCTTCCTCTGACAGTCAGGCGATCAAGGCAAAGGTTAGATCTAACGACAAGCTAATCGAGCAGAAGGTTGGTCGAAAGGTTCGGTGGGAAATCCAAAACTCTAAGACATCCCCTCCCGGCGAATCAGGTGAGTATGACTTCTACTTTAAGGGGGGTCTCATTGGCGTTGATGCAGTAGGAGATCTTGTGGATACAGCAGAAATCTATGGCTTGGTGGAGCGCACAGGAGCCTGGTACATTGTTCCAGACGGCAGTAAGGTTCAGGGCAGGGAAGCTTTCGTTAACTACGTTAAGGAAGACCTAGAACTTCAACAAAAGCTGGTGGATGGAATCAATGCCTAGATACACAATATACAGTGGTCAATTTGTATGCCATACATGCAAGATAGGGGCTACAACTCTAAGGCACTACCCAACCACAAAAGAATTAACCTGGGTCTGCTTGGACGGTCACCTAACCAAGGTAAGTTTAAACACAAGAAAAAATAGGAAAGATTATGAGCGAGAGATCTGAGGGCAAAAGAATCGGTGCGAAGCTCCACAAAAACAGTGGTCGTAATACAAAAAAGGGTGACGCATCCTGGTTTAACTTTGTGATTGATTTCAAGGAGGTTGGTAAAAGCTTTACTCTAAACAGAGATGTCTGGGCAAAGGCCGTGACCGATGCCTTGAAGTCTAACGCAGATCCTGCTATAGTTGTAGTTATAGGTTCATCAGAAAGCAAGACAAGGCTAGCTGTAATAGAAATGTCACTGCTAGAACAATTGATTGAAGAGAGAGACAATAAATGAAAATCTTAATGTTAGATATTGAAACGACACCCCTACAAGTTTATACCTGGGGTCTTTGGGATCAAAATATTGGCATCAACCAAATTATTAAAAGCACAGAGATGTTGTGTTTCGGTGCCAAGTGGCAGGGTAAAAAGAAGGTTACGTTCAAGTCGGTACACCACGATGGAAAAGAAGCAATGCTTAAAGAGCTTCACTCCATGATGGAAGAGGCAGATGTTCTTCTTGGGTGGAACTCCGCAGCCTTTGACCACAAGCACATCAAGAGGGAGTTCCTTGAAAATGGAATGACTCCTCCATCAATGGTCAAAGATCTTGACCTAATGAGCGTAGTCAAAGCCAACTTTAAGTTTCCTTCCAACAAGCTAGACTATGTTGCACAAGCCCTAGGCGTAGGATCTAAGGTAAAGCATTCAGGATTTAGCCTGTGGATTGGTTGTATGAACGATGACAAAAAGGCTTGGGCTGAAATGAAAAAGTATCAGATCCAGGACGTTGTTCTTCTTGAGGATCTCTATCAAGTCCTGGTTCCATGGTTGCCAGGGGCAAGTAGCGTAAGCATTAGGGAGAAGCGAGAAATCTCCGATACCGAGAGAGTGCTATACTAGGATGGTGCAAGAAAACAAAACAACAATAGACATGGTGAACGGTCTGTCAGAGATTGCAGACTACGTAGAAGATGAAGAGCTGACGCAAGCACTGATAATGATTGCAAAGCTTATTATTAAACCAGATATTCCAATCAACGTAGCTACCATAGAAATTGTTAGATTACAAGCAATCTCAGCGAAAATGTCATTCCGGGCAACTTGGATGGCCAATGTAGATAAAGGAGACAGGGCCAAAAAGAACATATACTTTACGGCAGCCAGCGCGATTAACGACCTGGTAGCCGCTCTAAAGTATATTACCCGATAATATCATGACTAATAACTTACTTAAACAACTGATGGATGAAACAGAAAAAAAGCCAACCGTAAACCCAGGGCTAACTGCTTTAATTGAAAAGATTAATTCGGGGTACATCGCCAATCGAGGACCAAGGCACCAGCAAAAGAAAAGCTTTGCACCTTCCACCATTGCTTATGGCCATGGAGAGTGCGCTCGATACTGGTACCTGGCGTTCGAGGGTGGAACCTTTGAGGACTACGCAGATCCATTTGCTGGGGCCAACATGACTAATGGAACAAAGTCTCATGAGAGAATTCAAAAAGCTATTGAAGACTCTGGAATTATGGTGGACTCGGAGTTTAAGGTTATACACGATGACCCCCCAATTTTTGGGTACGGGGATGCCATTGTTGATTGGGAGGGCGAAGAGCTCCTAGTTGAAATTAAAACTGCTATGCAGGAAGGCTTTGAGTACAGGAAGAAAAGCCGTAAGGCCAAGAGCGGTCACCTAATCCAGCTTCTTATTTACATGAAAATTCTGAAGAGGGCCAAGGGCGTCTTGCTTTATGAAAACAAAAATAATCATGAGCTTTTGGCAATACCTGTCGAGGTAAATGAATATTACATTAAATGGATAGACCAAACCTTTGAATGGATGAGAACAGTTCGTAAGTCTTGGGAAGACAAGATCCTTCCTAAAAAGAACTATAGGTCTAATTCAAAGATTTGCAAGACTTGCCCCCTAAGGGCAATCTGTGATCAGGCTGGTGAGGGAGCCGTAAAAATTAATGCTCTGGAGCCGATAGATGAAACACTGTCAATGGTGTGATTCTCCTTTTGAATCACGTGTAAAGTACCAAGTATATTGTTCCCCTGAATGTCGAGAGTTGGCAACGAGGGAAAAGATAGCTCAACGATATGCTATCGAAAGGCGCCATCGCAGAATGGGGCAAGAGAGAAGATGTAAGCTATGCGAGTCTAGGTTGTCGGCTTACAACGATGATCCACTGTGCTTTTCTTGCCTAATAAACCCTGTCGACGTTACGAAAACGCTCAGGGAAATTAAGGGGTTAGCTAATGGTAAAACTAAGCCAGATAACGAGTAAGCCAAAGACCCTTTGTTCCATTGACGCCAGCACGAACAGTTTGGCATTTGCAATATTCTTTGAGGATAAGCTAGAGTCTGTTGGCAAAATAAACTTTAAAGGGTCAACAACTTATATCAAGGTTAAAGATGCAGCATTAAAGACCCTGGCCTTCTTTGATCATTATGGTATTCCAGAAGCGGTTGTTATTGAGCACACCGTTTTTATGAATAGCCCAAAGACTGTTGCAGATCTAGCTTTAGTCCAGGGGGCAATGCTAGGGGCAATGTCTATGTCGGGGGTAACCTTAATTAAATCAATCAATCCAATTGCCTGGCAAACGTTTATCGGAAATGGCAAGCTCTCCATAGAAGAAAAGCTGGCCATTAGGAGCATCACTCTAGGTAAGAGCGAATCCTGGTATAAGACTAAAGAGCGAGAAGTTCGTAAACAAAAGACAATTAGATTTGTTGATGTCCAGTATGACTTTCAAACCGCAGATAACGATGTAGCTGACGCAATTGGTATCGGACATTATGCCATAAACAATTGGGAAAAACTAAGTTGACAGGGGGTAGCTGTGAGTGCTAAACTTTATACAAATGAGATCTGGTTAAAAAAAAGATACCATCTCGATAGGAAGACTCCAGAAGAAATAGCAAAAGAGTGCGGGGTAAGCGTGGAAACAATTTACGTTTACCTATCTAAATTCAAACTAAGGAAATCAAAGAGATGAAAGTTATAAGGCACTTTGCCAAAGTGGCAAAGATGCAGTATGTCAGACTTTCATGTGAGCATAAAGATTCACACGAAGCGTCTTGTCCATTCACTGGACTAACCTATATAAATTGTGTTAAATGTTGGAAAAGACTAGGAGTAAAGGCAACAGTTGAGTAAACAAACAGAGAATGATATTACAGAAGTCTTGGCTGATATTGAGGATATGCTTATTCTAAAAAACAAAGCATACGGAGATTCAGCTCTAGAGCCAGTAAGGGTATTTTCTAAAGCAAATGCCACTGAGCAAATCTTGGTACGGCTAGACGACAAACTGTCTAGACTAAGCAAGGGGCACGAATATCCAGGAGACGACACTATCACAGACCTGATCGGTTACCTGGTTTTGCTTTTGATTGCAAGGAGGAGAGATGAGGGAGTACAGTAACAAGGAACACCTATCCTTTGATGACATACTCTTAATCCCACAACATTCTGAGGCTAAATCTCGTAAAGATGTTTCTCTTAAAACGTTTATCGGAAAAGGTCACACCAAGATCAATCTGGATATTCCGATTATCGGTGCACCAATGGATACCGTTTGCGAATGGGCCATGGTCGAATCCCTAGGGTTTCATGGAGCTATGGGTATTTTCCATCGCTACATGACGATCGAGGAACAAGCGTCAATGGTTCGTTCGTCTCGCTCAATGGTGGGACTTACTAATATTGGATCCTCCGTTGGGGCAAAGGGAAGCTTTATCCAAGAGGCAAAAGTACTGGCAGACATGGGGGCAAACCTTGTCCTAGTAGATGTTGCTAACGGTCACAACGTTAACGCAGCTGATGCCGTAAGGACTCTTCGTAAGGAGTTGGGGTACAACATTCATATTATGGCCGGAAATGTTTCTACCTGGGAAGGCTATGCAAGGCTTGCCGAGGCTGGGGCAGACTCTGTCCGTGTTGGCATAGGTGGAGGATCTGCCTGTACGACCAGGGTAGTCAGCGGTCACGGAATGCCAACCCTGTCATCCATCATGGACATTAGAGAAAAGTTTGACTACGCAGAGGGCCCAAGCGTGATTGCAGATGGTGGTATTCGTAACTCCGGAGATGCAGCAAAAGCCCTGGCAGCAGGGGCTCACGCAGTAATGCTTGGCCGACTGTTAGCAGGAACATCCGAGTCTCCAGGAGATGTTGTGGATGGATACAAGGTCTTTCGTGGAATGGCCTCCAGGGAGGCCCAGGAGGCTGGCAGGGGCTTCGTATCCGGGGTAGAGGGTATCTCAACTAGGGTTCCTTTTGTTGGAAGCGTTACTAATATTATTAATGATTTCCGGGCGGGGCTTAGTAGTGCCCTTTCCTACACTGGCTCAGATAATCTCATTGACTTCTACAGCGATAGCATGTATAATAGAGTATCTAGCAGTTCCTTAAATGAAACAAAACCACACGCAAAGGAATCTTAATGGTTAATCGTAAAACATCTGGTCATGTAAAGCCTACAAAGTTTTTTAGGTTTCCTGAAATTACTGTAGACGGCTTCCTGATCGAAAAAGGTGAAGTGATTAAGATCAAGGATGAGTGGGGTATGAGGTTTAAGTTTGACTCCCTGGTCACAAACACCGAAACGGGAGATCAGTGGATAGATTGCTTTGAGGTTTATAAGCTGAGGACCGGTTGTCAAAGGTCTTTTAAGCTAGAAAGAGTTAAAAGAATTCCCAAGAGGAGGGCCCGCCGTGCAAAGCGAGGAACAGCTAGTAAAACATCTTGAAACTGTTAACAAGGTAGTCGGAGAATACCTAAAGGGGAATGACCCCACAAAAATTTCCAAGCAGCTATCTATCCCCAGGAAAGAAGTTGTCTCATTAATTGAAGAGTGGAAAGAGGTAGCCTCTGCCAATGACACAATTCGAGCTCGGGCGAGAGAAGCGCTATCAGCCGCAGATGAGCACTACGGCAGGCTGATATCTAAGTCCTACGAGGTTATGGAGGATGCAGACACTGTCGGGGATCTTAGGTCTAAGTCGGGAGCCATCAAGCTTGTTATGGACATTGAGTCTAAAAGAATTGAAATGCTTCAAAAGGCTGGGCTATTAGAAAACAAGGAGCTGGCCGAGGAGATGGTAGAAATTGAAAGGCGCCAGGGAATTCTGAAGGGTATCTTAATGGAAATTGCTTCAGAACACCCAGAGGTAAGAGATAAGATTATGCGCAGACTTTCCGAGGCAGCTTTACAAGGGGAAACCATTACGGTAATCCATAATGTTTGATGACTTCTTAGAGGCTTTGGAAGATAGTCCATTCGCAGAAAAACCAGTCGATGCCAAGACCTTTGTAGAGGGCGAAGAGTATTTGGGGCAGCCTCCTCTCTCTGACATTCAGTATGACATTGTGGAAGGCATGAGTCAGATCTATCGCCAAGAAGACCTACAGGCCCTGATGGGGTTCGAGGAGGGGAATAAATATTACAAGAAGTTTACAAAAAATGAGATCATACTAAAACTTGGCAAAGGTTCGGGGAAAGACTTTACCTCTACCGTAGCCGTATCATACATTGTATATAAACTGCTTTGTCTTAAAGACCCCGCCAGGTATTATGGAAAGCCCTCCGGTGACGCTATTGATATTATCAATATCGCTATCAACGCGCAACAAGCTAAGAACGTTTTCTTTAAAGGATTTAAAACCAAGATTGAAAAGTCCCCATGGTTCGCAGGGAAGTATTACTCTAAGATGGACTCAATTGAGTTTGATCACTCTA